GTAATACTACTATTACTCATGAAGGATATTTTGATGACAAAGGCAAGCCCGTGTGCGATAAGAAGACAGGAGAGCCAAAGCCTGCTCCTGAACCCCAATACATGCTTTTTGAGAAGTGTATGCGTGGCGACACTAGCGACAATGTTTTTAGTGCCTACCCTGGTGTGCGCAAGAAAGGCACAAAGAACAAAGTAGGTCTTATTGAAGCATTTGCTGACAAGGACACAAAAGGCTTCAACTGGAACAATATGATGCTGCAACGATGGGTAGACCATGAAGGTGTAGAGCATCGTGTGCTTGACGACTATACTCGTAATGTTACGCTGTGTGATTTGACTGCACAGCCCGACCACATTAGACAAGAAATAAATAATACTGTTAAATCAACAGAAAGCAAAAACATTAGTCAGGTTGGTATGAGACTTATGAAGTTTTGTGCCAAGTGGGACATGCAGCGTATTGCAGATAATGCTGCACAATTTGCTGCCCCTTTACAAGCGAGATATAATAAATGATTAAGGCAAAAGAAATATTAAAAGACAAGTTTTGGATTGTAGAAAACAATGGTGAAAAAATTGGAACTCTAAGCAAAGAAGACGAAGGATTTATGCTTTCAGGAAACGGAAATATTAGAGTGTACAATAGCTCTGAAGAATTAGACAGTGAATTTGGTGCAAATTTTCTGACCGCTAAAATTACACAAAGTGAAGATGTAAAAGAAAACAGTGTTCACGGATTTCCAACTAGATCAACACCTTATAACAGTATGTTTGATATACAACGCAAACTACCACTGTTTACCAAAAGCGAAAAATCTAAAAGTGTTTATTGTGCAGGATATTATCTAGTCAAGTTCAATGTTACATGGCTCAAAAGTTTTTGTCCAAAGCTAATTACTATTGAACGGAACCAATATCAAGGGCCATTCCGTACCGAATTAGAAATGAGAGCAGCATTAAGTAATGTCAATAGAGCCACTTAATACACAACCTTTACAGCAATTTATAAAACAAGTTCAAGGTGCAGAAAGTAGTAGAGCTAAAGAAGTTCGTATGGATATTACACAAGCAAAAAATCTTGCGTTTACTTTAGGAATTGTAATGAGCAGACTCCAAGGCGATCTTGAAAAGTTTGTTAAAGAAAATGCTGGCGGAAATATAGACGAAGTAATTGAATTACAAATTGGTTCAAACTCAGATTGGAATTAGATAAATATATACGCATATAACCGGAGGCGTATATATGAGCAGACCCAAACCTATTATATTAATGGAGTTTGTTGACGGAAAAACTTACCGTAGTGAGCAAATTCTCGAAGCAGAAGCCATTTGGGCTGTGTTTCATAAAGGCAAACCTTTTAACCTTAAAAGCCAAAGTACACTTACAAATTATCCTGGTCCTAAATACAAGAAAACAAGTTTTTCAAACCCAGGACATGCACATAATCTTGCTAAAAAATTAAACCATATGTTTAAGACCAATGACTTTGCTGTGTACAAACTTACTGACGGCGAAGTTGAAGATGAATAAAAATGTCTACACAAAGGTATTCTTAAAACAACTTGGCGAATCAATAGCAGAACACAATGTTAAAGGTGTAATGCCATTGTGGTGGTACAACACTAGAGAAAAAGAAGTAGGCGGATTAAGACTTACCGAAGAAGGTTTAGATGTTGTACACAAATTAGAAATTGCAACTTATGACATTCCTTGGCCTCTTGATATGACACTTACAACACAAATCATTATCTTTTTAGATCAGTTTATTGATTGTCCTTACTATCTTACCAACCGCAGTATTATTGTCACAAACGAAAAGAAAGCAGTAGAACTATCATTGTTTTCAGGTGATTTGCGCAAGTACGGCCTAACAAAAGCACTCACTAGACAAAAAAAAGATGACAAGACCTCTTGACCTTTTGCAATTACACACTATATTAATAGTATAAAACAAAGCAAAGAGGGCTTATAAATGTTTACTTACAGCGACGATATTATTTCCGATCTTCACAAAGATGCTCGTGGATTCCGTCCTAGCGAATACTTTTGGGAAGAGTGGACGCAGTCTCCTGCAAATATCAAGCAGAAGATCTGGGATAAGCTCATCGAAGAGATGGAATACAACCAAAAGGAAGAAGCTCGCATTGAAGCTGAAAATCTTGTTGAGTTTCGCAAGCAGGTTGCAGCAACTATGCGGTTCTGTGATTGCAATTGGAAAGACGCCATACGGTTCCTTGCTGATGCAGAAGGCGATGACATCAACGAACATAGTCAAACCTTTGATTACTTCCTTTGGAAGCAAGGTATCGGTTACAATGACCGTGCAAATATTCGCAAACTTTATGAGAAATAAGGTTGACACATACTGCAATAAATGTTATTGTACTGTATAGGCACTGATTTAGAAAGGAATACAAATGTCAGATCGTACACTTACTCCTAATAAAGCAAAAAAAGCAATTTCAAAAGCGATGCAAAAAAAGCGTCCAATTTTCCTTTGGGGTCCTCCTGGTATTGGTAAATCAGATATTGTTGCGCAGATCACCGATAGTCTGCCTAACAGTCATCTAATTGATATTCGCTTGTCGCTTTGGGAGCCGACAGATATCAAAGGCGTTCCGTACTTTGATAGCAACATTGGTAAAATGGTTTGGGGCGAACCAGAAGAATTACCAGATGAAGAATTTGCCAAACAATATGATCATATTGTTGTTTTCTTTGACGAAATGAACTCAGCTGCACCTGCTGTACAAGCTGCTGCATATCAATTGATTCTTAATCGTCGAGTAGGCAAATACAAGCTGCCAGACAATGTTGTGATTGTTGCAGCAGGTAACCGCGAAGCAGACAAAGGTGTTACTTACCGTATGCCTGCTCCGCTTGCAAATCGCTTTGTTCACATTGAACTTGCTGTCAGTTTTGATGACTGGTTTGATTGGGCAGTTGAAAACAAACAACACAAAGATGTTGTTGGCTATTTGCAATTTGCAAAACAAGACCTGTATGACTTTGATCCTAAAGGTGCAAGTCGTAGTTTTGCTACTCCTCGTTCGTGGTCATTTGTAAGTGAACTACTAGATGACAACGATGACGAAAACACCACCACTGATCTAGTTGCAGGTTGTGTTGGTGAAGGCCTTGCCGTGAAGTTTATGGCACACCGCAAAGTTGCAGGCAACATGCCAAATCCGTCAGATGTTCTTACTGGTAAAGTAAAAGAGCTTAACACGCAAGAAATCAGTGCCAAGTATTCCTTAACTGTTTCGCTCTGTTACGAATTAAAAGAAGCATCTGATGCAGGCGACAAAAAGTTTGATGACAAAGTCAACAACTTCCTGCGGTTTGCAATGGATAACTTCGAAACAGAACTAGTTGTAATGGGCATTAAACTTGCTCTTACACAATACGCTCTACCAATTGATCCAGATGAAGTAGAGTGCTTTGATGAATTCCATGATCGTTTTGGTAAGTACATCAAGGCAGCACAAGGCGCCTAGTGAGCAGTTTTACTGCTCACTTTTTTCCTTTCTAAGGTTGACAAATTGCTTAAATATGTTATATTAAACATAGGCACTGATAAGAGGAATGCAATGTTAGATACAAACTGGCCATACATAGAAATGTCTGCAAAAGATACTGCAAGTAAAACAAGGCAGTGGCAACCCGATCCTGATATCTCTCCTGAACAACTTGCTATTATGCAAGAAGAAGTGCACGAGCGTATTGTTACTGCTCGTGTAGGTTTGTTGTTGAGGCATCCGTTTTTTGGTAATATGGCAACTCGTCTTAAAATTACACCAGCAGATGAATTTATTCCTACCGCTGCTGTAGACGGACGCAATCTTTATTACAATACACAATTCTTTAATGCAATGACAAATAAAGAAATTGAGTTTGTAGTAGCACACGAAATTTTACATATGGTATACGATCATCTAGGACGCCGCGAAGAACGCAACCCAAGATTATATAACATTGCAGCAGATTATATTGTAAACAATTTATTGGTGCGTGATCGCATCGGTGAAAAACCTAGCATTGTAGATTGCTTTCAAGACTTCAAATACGAAGGCTGGAGTT